TAGATAGAGTTTCTATACCTACAAGAACAATCAGAATACCTAATCATCCATTTAAGAATGGTCAGAAGTTAATTCTTAATAAACGAAACGGTGCAAATCGATTTGATGTAGGAACAACTAACCTTGTTCAGGAGTTTAAATTGCCATTTTTAGGTGTAAACTCCACTGAAGTTTTTGTAATTAATAAAGGTCCTGATAATATTGGTTTAGTTACATCTAAAGTAGGTATCGGAAGCACAAGTGAAGGTTTATTTTTCTACACTGGTGGTTCAAATGCTGGTATTAATTCATCATTATACTTCTTTGAAACACAAAAAGACCAAGTTACTGGAGATATTGAAAAAATTGTTACTACAGTATCAACAAATGTAGCAGCAGCTAACACAACAACTCATAATTTAGTTGAAGGTGACTTAGTTAAAATGAATGTTGTGCCTAATATTGTAGTTGGTTCTGGTTCAACAATACCTGTCAATGTAAATTATAATTCCGAATTTGATAAATTAATTATCAATCCTTTAACATTTACCAGTTCTGATGTTGAGACAAATCAAATAGACATTCCAGATCACGGATTTAAAACTGGTGACAAGGTATTTTACGACGGAAGTGCTACAGGTTTAAGCAAGGGAACATATTTTATAAACAAAGTAAGTAATAGAAGATTCCAATTAACTGAGACAATTGAGGATTTACGTGCAAATCCAATTAAAATTGTTGAAATAGTTGCAAACACAGGTGGTACACAAACAATTTCACCTATTAATCCTCGTATCGATGTTGTTAAAAATTCTAAGTTAACTTTTGGTCTCTCAAGCACTACGTTAGCAAATTTTGATTTTAAAATATTCTATGATAGAAATTTAACAAATGAATATCTAAGTTCTCAAGATTCAAGTATTTTCAATGTTGGTGTTGCAGGAACAATTGGAATTGGGACAAATAATACAGATCCAGTAGGTGCTGCACTTACAGTCCAGTATACACCATCAACACCAATAACATTATATTATGGTTTGACTAAGGGTGGATTTATAAGCACTGCCGATACAGAGGTATCAAATTACTCAGAGATAAGATTTGTTGATAGTGTATACAATGGTGAATATAAGATATTCAATGTTCAAGATGATACGTTCCAATTCTCACCTAAAGTACCTGAATTTTTATCATATACAAGTGATCAATGTGATAATTTAGAGTATTCAACTAAATCAACATCAGTTCATGGTTCGATAAAAGATTTCAAGATATTATCTCCAGGTTTTAACTATAAAAAATTACCACAATTTAAGAGAATTAATAGTGTTAGTGGTACTGATGCAAATATTATTGCATCATCAAGAACAATAGGAAGAATTAAAAAGGTAAGAATTGTTGATGTTGGATATGAATACTCTTCAGATAAAACATTAGGACCAGAGGCATTTATTTCACCAGTTGTTAATATCGATAATCTTGATATCATCGCTTCTGTTGATATTAAGAGTGGTGGTGCAGATTATATCAGCACACCTAATTTGATTGTATTCAATCCTATTACCAATACAGTTGTAGATAATGTTTCACTACAACCCTTCTCCCCTAATCAAACAATATCAAAAGTTGATGTATTATCACCTGTTACAGGTTTAGATTCAGTTGTTCATAAGATAATATCAATCAATAATTCAAATGGAGTTGGTATTAATTCATTACAAACAAGTAACTCTGGACTCGTTACTTGTTTCCTTGAAACTCCAATCAACGGATTTGATACACAACCATTTGCGGTTGGTGATGAAATCTTTGTAGAAGGTATCCAAAGACTTGGTGAAGCAGGTATTGGTGCAACTCAGGGTGGTGGTATTTCAACCACTACAACAGTTGATGGTGATGGTTACAACTCAGAGGATTATAATTATCAATTCTTCAAAGTTACAGATTATGCTGCTGGAACTCAGGTTCAACTTGAATTTAGTTTAGCAGGTGTAACAACAAATCCAGGTATTGCAAAAACATTCCAATCTGGTTATGCTGTTTTAGTCAATAAGAAAAAATATCCAGTAATTGAACCAATACAAACTAGAGGTGTATTTGAATTAAAAGAATCTTTAATTATTAATAATGTAGTTACTGATTTGAAGGTTATTGAAGTAAGAAATGATTATATTAAAATTGACGGTAAATTTAAAATACAAGTTGGTGATAGAATAAAAGGTGAATTAAGTAATGTATCTGCTGAAATTACCAGTTTAGTTGATAATCAGGCAAAGTTTACTACTGATTTTTCTAATAGACAAGAGTATGGTTGGTTAGATGATATTGGTAAGTTGAATGAGGATTATCAAGTTATACCTGATAATGATTACTACCAGAATTTATCTTATACTGTTAAGAGTTCAGTTGAATGGGAAAAATTTGTTAATCCTGTTAATAGATTAGTTCATCCATCAGGATTAAAGAATTTTGCAGATACTTCAATATTATCCACATTAACAGTTGGATTTGGTGAGGTTCGCCAATCAGATCAAGTAGTTGTGTTAGATGTTGGTAATGTTCTTGAACTTAATGATAAACAAAGAGTTGATGCAATTAACAATTTTGATTTCGCTAGAGATTTTGATACTAGAGTCAATGGTTCTAAGTTCTTAACTTTAAAAAATAGAACACTTACTGATTTTACAAGATGTAAAACAAACAGAGTATTAATTCATGATGATATAAGTGATAATTTCTCAAGTGAGGGTTTTGAAAGTACAAATACAGTTTTAGATAATTTGGATGAAGATTTTGGACATTATCTTGTTCAAGTGGTTGATCCAGATACATTTGATTCACAATTCTCTGAAGTAGTAACAATTACAACTGAAACTGATGCATTTTTACTTGAAAAAACAACTGACTTTACAACAATAAAATTAGGTGATTTTGAAACTGAAATTTTGTCATCTGGAGCAAAAAATCTATTATTTGAACCTACAGAAAAGTTTATAAGAGACCATGATATCAAAGTATTAAAAATTGATTTTAATACAGATTTAACGGGTATTGGAACAAATAGTATAGGTCATATTGATTTAGTAGGTGTAAATGCAGGTGTCGGATCAACAACGATAGGATTTACAACAACAACTATCTTAGAAGTACCTACATTTGATTTCAACGGTTTACACGCATCAATTTTTGTACAAGATAGCGTAACTAAAGAAATTAATTACAATGAAGTTGTAATAGACTTTGATGGAACCGATACAACTATTGCTGAAACATACGTTGATACTAAATCTGGTTTAAGTAATAGTGTGGTTGGTGTAATTACTGCAAGAGTTGAAAATAATTTAGTTAAATTACAGTGCGAGAATGATAGAGTTAACGTACTTGACGTAAGAGCAAATATTGTTGGTTTGGGTTCAACTGCAATAGGTATTGGAACATTTAGATTCTCTGTATCTGGTCAACCTGCAGGTTCTGAACGAAGTGCTAGATTACAATCTGGATACGCAACAGGAACAGCATCTCCAATTACATATGCAACTTTAAATAAACTAATTGATACTACAGCAAAATCTCTAGTTAGAGTATCTTGTGGTGATACATCTGCTGTTCATCAAATCATATCATTGAGAGATGATGACGATGTATTAACAGTTCAATATCCATTTGTTTCTGCTGGTTCAACAACTGGTATTGGAACATTTGGTGGTGAAATTGTCGGAAATGATATTAATTTAAGATTCTATCCTGACTCTGAATTTGACTCCCTAATTGAAGTACAATCATACAATCAAATTTTATATACTGCTAGTGATTTTGCAAACACACCTCCAAACCTAATTTATGGAACAGTTGATCAACAACTATTTTTATCAACTTATGATGGTGCTGCTGGTCTTAGAGCAAACAAGAAAGATTTTATACTAAAACATAAAGAAGTTCCAATTTATTCAAAAGTATTCAATCCAGGTAATACAGGCACAATCAGTACAACTACAAGCACTATAACCATTCCTAGTCACTTCTTCAACACAAATGAGGAATTAACATATACACCAGATTCAACATTTATTGGGGTTGCAGGAACAGCGATTTCAATAGGTTCTACTGCGAATGTTGCTGGAGTTGTTACTACACTACTACCTACTACTGTATATGCTAAAGTTATTGATGAAGATAGATTTGAATTATATTCAAGACCTGAATTTGTTGCTACAGGTAGTCCAATACAATTAACAGGAATTGGTGGGGGTAATGCTCACAAGTTAACTATGAGAAAACAACTCACCAAAACTATTATTGGTTTAGATGGTGTTGTTCAACAACCAATCACATTTACATCTATTACTCATAACTTTGGAGTATTTGATGGGTTTACACATAATAATAGCATTGGTATTGGATTATCTCAGTTTGTATTGAGTGGTATTAGTTCAATACAACCAACTGATTTCTTAAAATTGAATGGTGAGTATATGAAGGTGACTGAGGTTGGATTCTCAAGCACACCTACAGGTATTATTAATGATTCTACTGATGTAGCAGCAGGTATTGCAACTCTACCAGTTGTTAAAGTTGAAAGAGGGCAATTAGGTATTGCAGCAACTTCACATTCCGCAAATGATGTTGCAAGAATTCACAGAGGTTCATTTAATATTGTTGATAGCACTGTATTCTTTGCAGACCCACCTAAAGGAAATAATAGATCAAGAAGGGATGAAACTAATTTACCATTCGTAAAAGCCAATTTTAGTGGTAGGACATTCTTGAGAGCAAATTATACAACAAATATGTTATTTGATGATATATCAGATAATTTCACAGGAATTGGAAAAACATATTCATTAACAGTTGGAGGTGCGAATACATCTTCAGGTATTGGCGTAGGAAATGGAGTTCTATTCATCAATGGCGTATTCCAAACTCCACTAACAGTCAATAATACAGGTAATAATTATGAGTTCATATCAGATACAACTGCTGGTATATCAACTGTAGAGTTTAGTGGTATCACATCTACAAATGGTGATTTCATCGTATCCGAATTTGATATTAACCAGAACCAAGTTCCAAGAGGTGGACTAATTGTTTCATTAGGTTCAACACCAGGTCTTGGATATGCACCACTACAAGGAGCAAAAGTAAAAGCATTTAAAGATGCAAATGGTGGAATTACAAGTGTTGTTGGTATCGCAACATCATCTGGTTTTAATCTTGGTATACAAACTGCTGCCTACGATAACATAACTGGTATTATTACTGTAACTACTGAGAAAGTACACGGTTTTGCACTTGAGAGACCTAATACAGTCAAGTTAAAGAACTTAGTGTTTAGTTGTACTGGATATAGTGGAGCAGGAACAACTACAATATTCCAAGACCATGAGAGACCACTATTTCTTGTTGGTATAGTTTCTGATAGAACATTTGAAGTTCAAGCAGGACCAAGCACAATTATCCATAATTATCAAGGTGGTGGACAAGCATTTGAGTTCTTTGAGGACTTAACATTTGGTTCTGGATATCGTGGTGGTTCTGTTGCAATTGGTGTTACAGATTTAGCATTTGAGCACAAATTTGTCAGTGCTGGTATTAATTCAATACGTAAGGGTAATTTTGCTGCTACAGGTGCAAATGCATTTACAGCAACTAACGCAGTTTATACATCACACTCTGGAACGCTTGTTCTTACAATACCAAATCATGGTTTGACCACAAGTGATACAGTTGGTATTGATACTGGTGGATTAGTATTCAAGTGTTCTAAAGATAACTTCTTCTCAGATCATCCATATCCTCGCTCTGTATCTAAAACAAGTTTCCCAAATTCAGATCCTATTGCTGGTATTCAAACCGCTATTATTGGAACTACAACTAATACAATTACACTTCAGGTTGGAGTTGGTGGTGGAGCAGGTAGTGGTGCAGTTGTTACCGCATCAGTTGGTGTAGGTGGTACATTGGCATTTAATATAGTTTCTGCTGGAACAAGTTATGTGAATCCAGAAATTATTATACCACAACCAAATTATGATAATTTACCAATAATTGGTGTTTCAAGAGAGGGTATTGGAGCAACAACAGATACAGGTTCTAATTTATTGATTGACGTAAAAGTTGGTGCATCGAAAACTACAGTGGGTATAGGTTCAACAACCTTTGAAATATCTGAGTTTGCCATTGCTAGACCTGGACATTCATTCAAAGTCGGTGATAAATTTACACCAGTAGGATTAGTTACTGCTGCACATTTAACATCACCCATTCAACAATTTGAATTAGAGGTTATACAAACATTTAGTGATAAATTCTCTGCTTGGCAATTCGGTGAATTGGACTTTATCGATTCAATTCGTAATTTACAAGATGGTGCAAGAAAGAGGTTCCCATTATTCTTTAACGGACAATTATTGAGTTTTGAGAAAGATATTAATAATGCACGTTCACAACTTATTGATTTAAACGCTATATTATTAGTCTTTGTAAATGGTGTTATACAAGAACCAAGTTCATCTTACATATTTGAAGGTGGTACTACATTTGAGTTTATAGAAGCACCAAGACCAGAAGCAAAAGTTGATATATTCTTCTACAAAGGTCAAGAGGGAGTCGATGTGGATGTTGCTGATATTCAACAAACAATAAAGATTGGTGATGAGGTTAGATTATTTAAGCATCCTATTGGAGTAACAACCTCTCAACAAGCAGAGAGAACACTAAAAGAATTATTAGGTGCAAAGTTGGTCGAAACTGATATCTATACTGGTGCAGGTATTGACGAAAATAATGATAAACCAATAAGGTGGACAAAACAGAAAGTAGATATTGTACTTGGTGGTAAAAAAATTGATAAGTCTAGAGAAATATTAGAACCTCAAGTTTATCCTACATCTAAGATTATTGGTGATTTGACAAATTCATCTGGTGATGGAAATACTAATGGCATATTCGTAGATGATGCTGAAGTATTCTTCTATGAAAAAGGTGATCATCTATCTGCAAGTAATCCTGATGAATCTGATGGAGATTATAATTTAGCATTTAGTTCTGTTGATGCACTTATAACTTCAGGTGAAATACATGTAGGTGCTGCAGCAACAGCTATTGTATCTGCTGCTGGAACTATAAGTTCCTTAGATATAACGGAGGCAGGTTCAGGTTACAGTGGTTCTGTGTCTATCAAGATAAGTGCTCCAGTAGGAGTTGGTACTACTGCAATTGCAACAGGTACAATAACTAATGGTTCACTAACATCAACTACAATTACCAATCCAGGTTTAGGATACTCTGCATTTACTCCACCACAAGTAATAGTTGAACTACCAACATTTGAAACAGAAAAAATTACTTCAATTAGTAATGTAGAGGGTTTCACTGGTATTATTACTGGTATCACTACAACTACAGGATCAGGAAGTCATCCTTTGGCACTTAAATTCTTCTTTAGAGCAGATAAAGCAGCGAATGGATTACTACTAAATTATCCAGTTCTTATCAAAGATACATCAGTTGGTAGTGGTGTTACATCTGTAGATAGTCAAGATTCATCAATAGTTGGTATTGGAACTACATTCGTAGATAATATTTACAAGGTACACGCAGTCTCGACACTTGGTGAAAATGGTGAAATAACATGTAATATTCATACTAACAGTAGTTCATCAGTTTTAGGTATTGCACAAACAGGCAACTTTAATAATTCAAATCCAGGTATAAGTACTGAATTAGGTAAAATTTCTTGGGGTAGATTATATAATGCTACAAGATCAGATGATCCTATTTCTATCGGAGTCACTGGTTTAACCGTAAATACTGGATTATCAACCTTCCCAACTATCCAAAGAAAGAACTACACTGTAGGGTCGTTAAGAGGTCTTAGATCATCGGGTGCTATAAGGGTATTTGGAATTTGATTAAATTACCTCTATAAATAAAAAGAAAAAGTTTAAATACAATGTCAGCGATAATTACTGATCAATTTAGAATTCTGAATGCTAACAATTTTGTTGAGTCAGTAGAAAATACAAATAATTCATATTATGTATTCATTGGTTTGCCAAATCCTGCTGGTACTTCAACATTAGTTGGATATGGTAGATCATCTGATTGGAATACGTCAACACCCGCACCGACTGATAGTTTTTCCTATCGTTCACATACAGGTGATACGATGATGTTTGGTAAAAAGATATCATCAGCAAATATTAGAAGAATTATAAGAAGAGTTGATTGGGTTGCAGGAAGTAGATATGAGATTTATAGAGATGATTATAGTGTAGAAAATCCAAGTCCTTTAACACAAGCAAACAGATTATACGATGCGAACTACTACGTACTTAATTCCGACTTTAAAGTTTACGTTTGTATTGATAATGGATCAACGGGAGCTAACCCGCTTGGCAATGTCTCCCAAGATGAACCAACCTTCACTGATTTGGAACCATCAAAAGCAGGTAATAGTGGAGACGGATATCTTTGGAAGTATCTTTTCACTGTTTCACCTAGTGACATTATTAAATTTGACTCAACTGAATTTATTACTGTCCCAAATAGTTGGGACTCTAGCCAAGATTCTCAGATTAGATCAGTACGTGAAAACGGTGACTCATCAGTAAACCAAAACCAAATTAAACATGTATTCATTGAAAGTGCTGGTAGTGGTTATGCAAACGGATTAAGTCAAGAGGTTGATATACTTGGTGATGGTGAAGGTGCAAAAGCGAGAGTCGATGTTGTCAATGGAACTATTACAGATGTAACAGTTAGTGCTGGAGGTAAAGGTTATAGTTATGGAATAGTTGATTTAGGAACTTTAAGTAGTGGTGTTAGTACATCAACTGGTCGTGCTAAACTGATACCTATTATTCCACCTGGTTTAGGACATGGAAACGATTTATATACTGAATTAGGAACTGATAGAGTCATAGTTTATGCTAGATTTGATGATTCAACTAAAGATTTTCCTATTGATACCAAGTTTTCTCAAGTTGGTGTGGTAAAGAATCCTACGAAAGTAGGAACTGCTGTTACTTACTCTGATAATACTTATTCATCACTACAAGCAATTAAGTTTGATACTGTAACTGGTGTACCACAAGTTGGTGAAGAAGTTAAACAAGTCTTGACAATTTCACCAAATATAGGAAAAGTTGCAACTGCATATGTTGCATCTTATGATTCAGAGACAAAAGTTCTAAAATATTTTAGAGATAGATCTTTGAATTTCAATCGTACCACATATGATCATACTGATTATGCTGGTATTTCAACTGCTGGTAGAATATACCAATTTGAATCTGCAGTTGGTGCAAATAACATTGAGGGTAAATCATCATTCTTCTCTGGTGCTATTTCACGTAATTTTTCTGGCATCACAACGAATCCCACAGGTAATAAATTAATTAACTTGGGAGTCAACTTTATTTCAGGACTTTCTAATTCTGAGATAAATAAAGGGTCAGGAGAAACAATTTATTTGGATAATAGACCCTTAATTGTTAGAAACTCTCGTCAAAAGGAAGACATTAAAATCATACTAGAATTCTAGAAAAATGCCACAAAAGACAAATTTAAATATATCGCCTTATTATGACGATTTCAATAAGGACGATAATTTTTACAAAGTATTATTTAAACCAGGTTTCCCAGTTCAAGCAAGGGAATTAACTGGTTTACAGTCGTTATTGCAAAATCAAGTCGAGTCTTTTGGTAAGCATATATTTAAAGAAGGTTCAATGGTTATTCCTGGTAACATTGAACTTGATAGATCATATTTTTCTGCAAAAGTAAATGATACACATCTTGGCATTGATGTTTCCATTTATTTAAATAATATTCTAGCAAATAATGGTGGTAAAGGTACAAGAGTTAGAGGTAGAACATCTGGAATAGTAGCAACTATTAAAAACTTTATTCTTCCTCCAGCAGAGGGTGTAGATAATATTACGATTTTTATAAAGTATGTTCAATCAGGAACTGATGGAGAAAGTGTTGCATTTCCTGATGGTGAAGTATTGGTGCTTGAGGAACCTGTTACTTATGGAAATACAACAATAACGATTGGTGAAACAATATTAACCTTAGTTTCAGAAGATGCTACTGCAACAGGTTGTGCCTTCGGTGTAAATGAAGGTGTGTATTTTATGAGGGGAAGTTTTGTTGACGTTCCTACCTCACTTATTATTCTTGAACCGTATAATGCAGAACCATCATATAGAGTTGGTTTTGATATATCAGAAGAGATTATAAACTCAAATGATGATCCATCTTTGTATGATAATGCAAAAGGATTCACTAACTTTGCAGCACCAGGTGCAGATAGATTTAAAATATCAGTAAAACTTGCAAAGAAAGCATTAAATGACTATGAGGATACAAACTTTGTAGAATTAATGCGAGTTGATGGTGGTGAACTTAAAAAACTCCAAAATACTGCATCTTATAGTGAAATAAAAGCATATTTTGCAAAAAGAACTTTTGATGAATCTGGAAACTATGCAGTTGAGGCATTCCGTGCGAGTGTTCAGGAATCTCTAAATGATGAGATAGGTAATAAGGGACTCTTTACTGAGGATAGAACAACAGATCAAGGAAATACACCTAGTGATGATTTAATGTGCGTCAAACTCTCACCAGGTAAAGCATATGTTAAAGGGTTTGATGTTAATCTATCAGGGACAACAGTTTTAGATGTAGAAAAACCAAGAGAAACACAAAAAGTTAATACTGCGTCTGTTCCATTTGAAATGGGAAGTTTATTAAGAGTTAATAATGTTCAAGGAACTCCATTAATTAAACTTGGTGGTGAAACTACAGGTGCAAATGGAAATGTAATCAAGTTACAAAATTCAAGAAAAGGTGCTAGTAATACTGCTGCAGGTCTTGAGATAGGACAAGCAAGAATATATTCATATTCAGCAACTGATGCACCATACACAGGTGCTACAACACAGTTTGACTTATACTTATATGATATTCAAACATACACTATTTTAACAGTAGGAGCAATGAATCTTGCCCCCAGCTCATTTCCAGCTGGAACAAGAGTAAGAGGTTTATCAAGTGGTTCAGTTGGATTTCTTGCTAAAGCATCAGATTCAACTGGTGTAAATGAAATAGCATTATTGCAGACAACTGGTGCCTTTATAACAGGTGAGCAACTGATAGTAAATGAAAAAGATGCAAATAAACTTACAATTAAAACAGTCTTACAGTTTACAGTTGATGATATAAAATCTGTATTCCAAGATGCAGATACTTTAGATACAGATTTACCATCAAACTTTAGTGCTGACTCAGTATTGTATGACCGTGTGCTTCCTGGTTTTTCACCAGCAGATCAAATTAATATTGTAGGAACTGCTGCAACTACTTCAAATCGAAGTTTTGCTGGTGTTACTGGAATTAAAACAGATTCAATCATAGCATATAATGGTGGAGGTAACGATCTTAGTTTTAATAAAGTAGCTGGTGTATCAGTTGATGGAAAGACATTAACTTTAGCATCAACCACAACAGTTGCTGGTATTAACGTAGGTTCTACTGCTCCAACATCTAGCACAACAACTTCTGCATATAGAATTAAAGTACCAAGAGTTTTAAATCTTGATAGAGCTGGTCTTTTTTCACAACTACCAAAAAGAAATGTATCTGAAGTTGATACTGCTAACTCAAATTTAATTATAACACAACAGATAAAAAATCAAAATATCACAAGTAGTGCAATTTCATTTAGTTCCCAGTCAGGTATAAATGCAACAGCAGGTATAACTAGTGTATTTTTTGAACCATTCGATGTTGAAAAATATTCAATACATTACACTGATGGTACAACTGAACCATTAACATCAGACCAAGTACTGATCACAAACGGTGGTGCTAATATATCATTTGTTGGATTATCTAAATCAAGTGGAACTGCAACTGTAAATGTCACTCTTAAAAAATTAGGAGTTACTAGTAAAACTAAAGATTATTTAAGAAGTCAACAAGTAGAAGTAACAAGAACTTCAAAAATTAATACTATTAATAATGGTCTTACAGTTGATGGTGCTTATGGAATGAGAATTGAAGATGAGGAAATATCTTTAAATGTACCTGATGTTAATAAAGTAATCGCAGTTTTTGAGTCAAAAAATACTGCAACACCTATATTAGATAAATTGACTTTTGTTGCTGGTTTATCTTTAAACACTAATGCTGTGATTGGTGAACAATTGATTGGTCAAAGTAGTCGTGCTGTTGGTCAAATAGTAAATCGAGGACTTAATACCATTGATTTTGTATATTTAAACGACAGTAAATTTACAATAGGTGAAATAATTAAATTTAAAGAGTCTGGAATAGAAACAATTTTACAGGGTGTAGAGATTGGAAATTATATTGATAAAACTGATAATTATGTTTTAGATAAAGGGCATCGTCAACAATATAGCGATTATTCAAGAATTGTTAGAAAATCTAGGTCAGGTATTCCATCAAAGAGATTATTAGTTATTTTTGATCATTACAAAGTTGCAAGTGGAAATACAGGTGATTTATTCACAGTAAATTCTTATACACAAGAGAGATTTACGAAAGATATTCCACTTATTCCCTTGTCTAACTCGTTAACTGATGTAAGGGCAACTGATTTACTTGATAATAGACCAAGAGTTGTTCCTTTTGTATATGGTGGTGGTGGTAATTCACCATTTGCATTTACATCAAGAGAATTTGAATCAACAAATCCATATGTAATTACACCAAATGAGAGTTCATTACTTGGATTCAGTCATTATCTTGGAAGAATTGATAAAGTAGTTATCAATAAAAATGAAGAGGTGCAAATTTATAAAGGGGCATCATCAGAATTTCCAGTGCCACCATCAGTTGTGAGTGATACTATGGAAATCGCTGAGATTGAATATCCAGCATATGTGTATGATACTGATTTAGATCCTCTAGTTAGATTAAAAGATAATCGAAGATTTACGATGCGTGATATTGCAAATCTCGAAAAAAGAATTATCAATCTTGAAACAATCACAGCATTATCAGCATTAGAATTAGATACAAAAGCATTTCAAGTAAGAGATGCTGATGGATTAGATAGATTTAAAACAGGATTTGTAGTAAATGATTTTAAAGATAGAGCATTTATTAATTTTGATGGAGAAGGAGGTTCAAGTTGTGATGTTGATGTAGCAAATAAACAATTGATTAGTGCTGTTGATTTTTGGTCAATGAATCCAGAATTAGCATTAAACGCTAGTATTGATGTGGCGACTGCTGATACTAACTCAAACCTTCAGTTACTTGATCCAAATTGTCAAAAAACAGGTGATTTAATTACATTAAAATATCAGGAAGTAGATTGGATTGAAAGTCCACATGCTACAACTGCAGTTAATGTAAACCCATTTAATGTATTAGTATTCTCAGCTAATATAAAATTAGATCCTCCTTCAGATAACTGGTCAAGAACGATATACGTAGATAATCATAGAACAGAATCAACGGGTGCAAGATGGGCAGAAAGGTCAAATGTAGTTTCAAGGCGAGAAGTTGGTAGATCTACTCGTGATATTGCCAACATCTCAATGGGTGGAGAAATGGGTAGTGGTACACACCATATTGCCTTTACAAGAACCACAGTTTCTAATAGGGTAGAAAGATCATTTACTAACGTGTTAGAAGGACCGTCAAGAGAATTTACATATGTAGAGAGCACAAAAGTAAATTCAGAGGCAGATCCATTTATGAGATCTCGAAATGTGTACTTTGCAACAAGTAACTTAAAACCATTTACAAGACATTATCATTTCTTAGATAGTGGAATACCCGATATTGTGCCTAAGTTATTTGAAATCGAAATGTCATCTGGTACATTTTTAGTGTTTGAAGATGTTAGAGTAGAGTTAAATGGTGTTCAGATAGGTTTAATTCGTTCTCAAAGTCCTAATCATAAGTTTGGTGATGAGTCAAGACCAGAGGTAGGAGCGGGTTTAGGATCTCCAAACAGACCAGTTGAAACATATGAGGTTGATCCATATGATCGAACAAGACCAGCACCATCACCAACATACTCTGCAACATCAAAATTATTTAATGTTGACTGTGTTGGTTTAGCAAACTTAGAAAAATATTTTGGATATGTTGTAGTTGGTGCAAAATTAACTGGTGTAGCTAGTGGTGCAGTTGCAACTGTTTCAAATATTAATTTATTCTCTGATAACTGGGGTGATTTACTTGGTGCGTTCTTCTTTAGAGATCCTAACACAACACCACAACCACCAGTTGTATTCAAGTCTGGTACATTAACATTCAGAATTACAAGTTCTAAAGATAATGAGATTATTCCTTTCTCAGGTGATGCTCCACTACAAAGTTCTGGATCTGCAGATTTCTTAGGAACTGGTGTTGTTATAAGTCAAAATAACCAATCAGTAAGTACAAGAAACCCAGCTAGACCACCTCAAAGACCAAATGCTTTTAGCATAGAACAAACTTCAGAATTTGGTATCAGACAATCATTTGAAGCACCAGATGATGACCCATTAGCACAATCATTTACTGTTGATGGAACAGGTGCATTCTTAACTTCATTTGATGTTTACTTTAAGTCAAAAGATCCAATTGCTAAATTACAAGTTCAATTAAGAACAGTAGAGTTAGGTGTTCCAACAAGTTTCCTTGTGCAGGATTATGCAGCGATAACTTTAAATCCAAGTGAGATAAACGTATCTGATGATGCATCAGTACCAACAACAATTAGATTTACATCTCCAATTTATCTTGAAGGTGGTGAAATGTATTCATTAGTCTTCCTATGTCCATCATCAGATAAGTATGAGATGTGGGTTGCAACAATGGGTGAAAAATCTATTAAGACAACAAATCTACCTGATGTTCAAAACGTTGTTGTTTCTAAGCAGTATCTTGGAGGTAGTTTATATAAATCACAAAATGGTACAATTTGGACTCCAAGCCAAAACCAAGATTTAACATTCAAACTACGTAAGGCAGCATTTGTACCAAGTGGTTCTACAACGTTCTATAATACACCAATTGAGCCAGGTAATTTTAACTGTCAAACATTAATCGCAAACCCAATTCGTTCATTACCCCGTAAACTTAAAGTTTCAATTACAGGATCAGGAACAAGAACTAACTCTAATTTACCAATCGGTAGAAAAGTAAGTACAGGAGCTGCTGGTGATTCTGAGGATCAGAGTGTAACAGGTGTGATTGAGGGTCAGGGTGCTCCTATTGCAACTCCTGATTTAGTTGCAGGTGGGTCTGGATACGCATTTAGTAGTACAACTGCTGTTCCAACCGTAGCGTTGACTGGAAGTGGAAGTGGTGCTGCTGCTAATATTACAGTATCTAATGGAGTAGTTACAAATGTTGTGATAAATGGAGCAGGAACTGGATATCAAGTTGGTGATGTTTTAACTGTTGATAATTCAAGCACAAAAGTAACTAGAGGTGCAGGATTAAAATTTATTGTCACTGCAATTAACACAACATTCGATACTCTTTACCTAACTGATGTTCAAGGTGAGAAATTTACAAATGGTCAAACATTAGTTCAGTATACTAATACAAATGCGAATAGAACTGTCGTAACTAATGTAACAATAAATGGTGATTCAGTACAAAATGGTGATTTGTTTGGTGGAAACGTTTTTGAGGTCACACAATTTAATCACGCACATCATGGAGCATTAAGTAAAGTTGAAATACAAAATGTTAAACCTGACACAACTATAGTTCCT